ACATCTCTAGCAATGAGCTACGACTCTCTGCCAGAACTCCCTCCGTCCTTAACTGTACTTAAAGCCAGCGATAACAGACTGAGCAGGCTCCCGGCTCTTCCGCCTCACCTGGTCGCTCTTGATGTTTCACTTAACAGAGTTTTAACATGTTTGCCTTCTCTTCCATCTTCCTTGCAGTCACTCTCAGCCCTTCTCAATAGCCTGGAGGCGCTACCTGATCTTCCCCCGGCTCTACAAAAACTTTCTGTTGGCAACAACCAGCTTACTGCCTTACCAGAATTACCATGTGAACTACAGGAACTAAGTGCTTTTGATAACAGATTACAAGAGCTACCGCCCCTTCCTCAAAATCTGAGGCTTTTAAACGTTGGGGAAAACCAACTACACAGACTGCCCGAACTTCCACAACGTCTGCAATCACTATATATCCCTAACAATCAGCTGAACACATTGCCAGACAGTATCATGAATCTGCACATTTATGCAGATGTTAATATTTATAACAATCCATTGTCGACTCGCACTCTGCAAGCCCTGCAAAGATTAACCTCTTCGCCGGACTACCACGGCCCACGGATTTACTTCTCCATGAGTGACGGACAACAGAATACACTCCATCGCCCCCTGGCTGATGCCGTGACAGCATGGTTCCCGGAAAACAAACAATCTGATGTATCACAGATATGGCATGCTTTTGAACATGAAGAGCACGCCAACACCTTTTCCGCGTTCCTTGACCGCCTTTCCGATACCGTCTCTGCACGCAATACCTCCGGATTCCGTGAACAGGTCGCTGCATGGCTGGAAAAACTCAGTGCCTCTGCGGAGCTTCGACAGCAGTCTTTCGCTGTTGCTGCTGATGCCACTGAGAGCTGTGAGGACCGTGTCGCGCTCACATGGAACAATCTCCGGAAACCCTCCTGGTCCATCAGGCATCAGAAGGCCTTTTCGATAATGATACCGGCGCTCTGCTCTCCGTGGGCAGGGAAATGTTCCGCCTCGAAATTCTGGAGGATATTGCCCGGGATAAAGTCAGAACTCTCCATTTTGTGGATGAGATAGAAGTCTACCTGGCCTCCAGACCATGCTCGCAGAGAAACTTCAGCTCTCCACTGCCGTGAAGGAAATGCGTTTCTATGGCGTGTCGGGAGTGACAGCAAATGACCTCCGCACTGCCGAAGCCATGGTCAGAAGCCGTGAAGAGAATGAATTTACGGACTGGTTCTCCCTCTGGGGACCATGGCATGCTGTACTGAAGCGTACGGAAGCTGACCGCTGGGCGCAGGCAGAAGAGCAGAAATATGAGATGCTGGAGAATGAGTACCCTCAGAGGGTGGCTGACCGGCTGAAAGCATCAGGTCTGAGCGGTGATGCGGATGCGGAGAGGGAAGCCGGTGCACAGGTGATGCGTGAGACTGAACAGCAGATTTACCGTCAGCTGACTGACGAGGTACTGGCCCTGCGATTGCCTGAAAACGGCTCACAACTGCACCATTCATAATCACATCGCATAAACCACAGACCGGACTGACTCCGGAAAAACAGAGGCCCGCCCCCGGGCCTCCCCGGATTCATCCGTTTCTCTGTTCAGCCTGACCGCACACCCCGGCGGCCGGATGACAGACTCCGCCTCGGTAAGCAAAGCGGTCTTCTGTGATTCCGCCAGTTGCGGCTTATTCATTACTTAACGTCAAACGCCCGAATTGAAGCCAAATCATCCAGACCGCTCAGCTCCTCTTTCATTTCACGCTGACGGCGATAAATCTCATCGTTGCGATCGACCTGCGCCTGCACCATTGCTGCCGCCAGTTCTTCCAGTTCCGGCATCGACAGTTTCACCTGCTGATTATCCGCATCACTCCACACCATATGTGTTTGTGCCGCGACAGATTTTGCCAGCATGACCACCGGGGACAGGCGGGCCACTGACGAGGCGTCAGCGTTCCACGTGCGGCCGTTCCATTCAAACGTGAACGGCTTCGCCTCCTGTTCTGTGCGCCATGCTTCAATTTCCTGACGTCTGGCCTCTCTGGCCGCTTCCAGCATTTCTGGTGTCACAGTGAATGGGGCTATCTCACCCCATTTGCCACTTTGCAGTTCCTGCCAGATTTGCTGACCCGTCGGTGCGACATCATCAGCGGTGGCTGTGTAGGGGACTGCCTGGTCCCTGTCGTCAAAAAAAACGTCACAGTCTACTGCGCCACTTTCGGTATAACGGGGATTAATGATTTTTTAATTTCCACGGTGCATTCCTCACGATGTGCGAATAAAAAGCCCGGGCATTGCGCCAGAGACATGTGCATCCGGCCCCCCGGATAGGGCGCAATATGACCCCGGTAATGAATGCTCTGAACATCCCGTAATGAAAAATTGTGGGGATACTATATACGTTCCGGTGGGAGTACTGGGCACTGAAATCCCCACCGGTCCCAGTCGTGAGCCTCTGTATGACTGCCCCCTGACAAGTCTGATGACTTTATCACCGTCAGCTTCTCCCTGGTACGCAGCAATAATCAGCCCGCCAATGTCAGGGTCTCCCCATCTGTTGCGGACAGAGCTCGCCACGATTCTGTAAATAATATCTTCTGTGGTTATATTTATTTTCACCCAGTCAGTCTGGATATGGGCCAGTAGCGGTAGCGGGTGTGATAAATGGGGCCGTTAATGCCGTAAAAAGTAAGGGATTTGGCTCTGTACCGCGGTTCTGTTGTCTCAGGGCGTGCATCAGTCCACCGGATGCTGAGCACCCCTTCAAACCGTGTGTCGGGTATGATGATGCCGTAGGGGCCAGCAACGGAATATTCACCTGGCAGCGCATTCCTTACCCAGGCCAGGAAATCACTCTTAGTGTCAAAACGGATAACATCTTCAGGCAGAAAAGCACACCCAAAGCCGAATGCGCCGGGTATCGCCAGACGGCCTTTTGTCCGGTCGTAAATGTCGCTCTGTGCTTCCATCGTGGCCGCACTTTTCAGCCCCAGATTATCCCGGGACTTCTGTTGTGCCTTTTCGCCTGCTGCTGCGATTTCTGACAGATGGTTAGCCATTTTCAGAGTGCCGGTCAGCGCAGCATCAATGTCATTTTTGGCCTGTTCTGCTGCGCGGGCATAACCTGCGGCATCCTGTGCGCTCTGTCCGGCTGCGGCTGCATTTGCTCCTGTGCTTGTCACATCTTCCGCAGTGGCCTTTCTGTCCTCAGCTGTGACGGTTGCATCCTGTCGGGCTTTCTCCGCAAAACGTTGTGCATCATCACGGGCCGTTGCGGCTGCCGCCACATCCTGCGCCGTCTGCTGTGCGTTTCCGGCTGCAGCCCCGGCACTCTGCTGCGCCTGCGCCACCATTTCCTCAAAGCGCTTCATCACCTCCGGACGTAAATCACCATCCTTTGGTGCATTCAGAAACGCGTTCAGTGTCCCCGGTGCATCAGTCGGTGCCACATCAATATCCCCGACACGGGTTGGCTGCCAGCCGTTACAGTGAAGCGCAACCTCGTAATACCCCGGCTCAGCCTCAATCACATAAGCACCGTTATTGTCCGTCACGCAAGTGGCAACAACGTGTGCCACAACGGTCGGACTGGTTCTTCTGGCCCGCAGTTCAATCGCACAATTTACGACAGGTTTACCCGCCCCATCTTTCAGTACACCTGAAATCTTTACTGCCATATTCACCCCACAAAAAGCCCGCCTGAACCAGCGGGCTGTCATAACACTGTGTTACCTGGCTAATCAGAACTTATAACCGACACCCACGATGAAACCGTCAGTGCGCCAGTCGCCACTGCCGGAACCTTCATAAGCAAGGTCAATGGCCACGGATTCGGTCGGGTTAAACTGCACGCCAGCCCCCCACGCCAGAGACGTGTTGCTGTGGCGGTTGTCATCACTCCCGGTCAGCACATCGTGCGTTTTCCCCTTGTTGTCAGTTACGCGGAGATAATCCCCGGAGAAGGTCGACACACGGCTGTAAGCCACGCCCGCCATCGCATACGCGCTGAACCATTCATTCACGCGCACAGACAGCCCCGCCATCACGCTGAACCAGCGGTTACGCACGGAATCCTCATGCCAGCGGGTATCACTGTAATGCGTTTTTTGCTCATCTTCAGCGTTGGCATAGCTGAATGACGTCACCAGCCCCAGCGTGTCCGTAAACTCATAACGGTATTTCACGTTAATCCCGTTCAGATCATCACTGCCGGGAGCGTTCGTCGAGGCATGAAGATACCCCGCGCTCAGCGTGGACTGATGTTCAGACGCCCATGCAGGCGCACCGGATACAGCCAGACAGATGGCTGCGGACAAAATGGCAGCATAAAGTTTACGCATAATTACCTCTCGCTTTTCTGCAATAAAAAAGGCACCATTTCTGGTGCCCGTATCTGGGTTATAAAATTCAGCTGATACTGATACCTGCTGTGGATTTCTTCATCACAACAACCAGCAAATCGCTGATACTTGCTGTGGGATACCAGCCATTTACCAGCCATGCCGATACAGAAAACTCCAGCGTCATGTGACCGTGACCGGCAGGCATATCAATAACACCCGTATATATCAGCGTATTATCCAAGGTCGTTCGGTTATAAATTTCAGCACCGTTTTTCTTCACTATCAGGCGGCATGACGAATAAATATTGTTATTCTTCCGCTCATGTTTAGCACCGCGAAACGCCACCGCGGGAATAACAATTTGCCGATCAAACGGCTGATCGTCATAAACCCTGACGGTAATGGTCCCTGATGGCCACCTCTCCGGTGCCCGGGAGTCCCGTGGGAAAGGTTTGCCCACTGTTTTAACGAGATCGCCTTCAATCTGGTTCGCGGACAATTTTCCCAGAACCCGACAGTTCTTATTAATCGTGACGTTGTTGAGCGTCCCGGAGTTCGCGTTCACGTTACCGCTGATATCGGCATTTTTCGCCGTCAGCCGTCCGCCAGGTGTCAGGGAAAATGCCGGAGGATTACCGCCGCTGGTAATGGTCGGAGCCGTCAGGCGTTTCAGGAACACGTCGTTCATGAATATCTGATCGCCCTGACCAACAAACATCGGCTTTGTGTTGCCATTCGCAGGATTAATCATCGCAATCCTGTCTGCCGCCAGCAGCACCTGACTCTGCATTCCTGCTGGCGTATTCTCAATACCGGCACCGATACCCGCAATATAAAGGCGTCCGTCCTTCATCTGTTGCAGCTTCACAGCCCACATGCTGTTCAGGTTATTATTTGTATCAACCTGAACTTTCTGTATCTGCTGGATTGCAGCACTCTGATTTTCCAGTTTTTTATTGACGGTTTGCGTGATTTCATTGCTGACATTCGTAATGGACGTCCTGATTTCAGTCAGGTCCGGCGCAAGCTGACCGTTATCAATCTGCGTCCACAACTCCTTGCCGAGATGCGTTTTATTGATCAACCCTTTATAAAAACTCAGATAACCTTCCGCATCATCGCTCGCCCGACCGACGGCCTCCACAAATGCCGATTTGCCAACGGTGTTCACACTGCGAACGTAAAAATAATAATCATAGCCCGGCCTGATATTGATACTGGCGGCTATCCAGTACAGCGCCGTGCCAAGATAGCGGGCGCTGGTTTCAACCTGCCTGATATCCGCAATCCGCTTTTCCGAAAACCAGAACTCAAACTGCACCGTCGGGTCATATACAGCCAGTTTCGGGACCACCGTTATCTGAAAATACCCCGGTATCAGTTCAATAGTGACAGGCGCTGCCGGTGCCGCAATCCGGAACGATACCGACGCCGGATCGCCCTGCTGCCCCCGGGCATTTACCGCCCGGACTGTCAGACTGTAATTCCCCAGCGCCAGCTGCCTGAAGCGGTATGTGGTTTCCGTCGTCCTGGCTGTGCTGACCAGCCGCTCACTGCCGTCGTCCGCTGCCACGGTCAGGCGAAGCAGGAAGCTCACACCCTTCACCACCTTCGGCGTGTCCCATCGCGCCAGCACCTGATATTCCCCGCTGTCTGCGGTGACTTCGGCGGTCAGATGCTGCACCGCTGGCGGCGTGACACCATTCACCGTGCCGCGCCGGTCACCGTCAAAGTGTGCCCCGTTATCCACGATGGCCTCTTTTTCCGGCACATGCTGCACGGCGGTGATGGCATACGTGCCGTCGTCGTTCTCACGGATACTCACGCAGCGGAACAGGCGCTGGCGCAGCGTCGGCAGCTTCAGCCCCCACACGCTGTATTCTGCAACGCCGTCAGGAACCCGGCTCACTTTCACCTTCACGCCGTCGGTGACGGACTGAACCTCCACGCTGACCGGATTGCCATTTCCGTCAACCAGGCTTATCAGCGTGGTACCGGAGGACGGCAGCGTGATTTCACGGTCGAGCGTCAGCGTCCGGGTCTGGCTGTTCACCGCCAGTACGCGACCACCGGTGCTGATACCGGCATAATCATCATCGCAGATTTCAATGACATCACCCGGTACATGGCGAAGCCCTTCTGCGCCGACGCTGAAGTCCACGGTCTGCGTTTCCAGCAGTTCCGTTTTAATCAGCCACAGCCCGGCGCGGTGCGCCTGTCCCCGGCTGGTACAGCCAAAGGCATCCATCTTCGTGACGTTACGACCGTAACGGACAATGGCCTGCGTGTCCTCCACAAGCTCTGTCGCCGTCTCATGACCGTTGTCCGGATCAATCCAGTTCACCTCAACGACATTATGGCGGTCCTTCAGGGCGCTGAAGCTGTAGCGGAACGGCGCGCCATCATCCGGCATCACCACATTACTGCGGTTATAGGTCCACACTTTATCCGACGGTCGGTCCTGCACGAACGTCAGCGTCTGCCCGTTCCATACCGGCATACAGCGCATCGCCGAGCAGAAATCACTGAGAACATCCCACGCCTTACGCTGTGTGGTCAGGTAAGCGTTACAGGTGATGCGCGGCTCCGTGCCGCCAAATCCGTCCGGCACTGACTGGTCGCAGTACTGGCCGATGACATACAGCGCCCATTTGTCCACATCTGCCGCACCAAGACGTTTCCCCATGCCGTAGCGCGGATGAGTGAGCATGTCCCACAGACACCAGGCCATGTTGTTGCTGTATGCTGGCTTAAGCGTTCCGTCCCAGATACCGCTGTATTGCCGCGTCTGCGGGTTATAGTTCGACGGCACCTGCAGAATGCGCCCGCGAAGATGATAATTGCGACTCACCTGCTGGTTACCGAACTGCTCTGAATCCACCTGCACGCCGACCAGCGCCGTGTTCGGGTAGCACTGTTTCACATCGATGATTTCGGTGTACGACGACCAGAGCGTTTTGTTCTGCAGCTGGTCTGTGGTGCTGTCCGGTGTCATCCTGCGCATCCGGATATTAAACGGGCGCGGCGGCAGGTTACCCACCACCACCGAGGCCAGATACTGCGAAGTGGTTTTGCCCTTAATGGTGATGTCTTTTTCCGTCACCCAGCCACCGTTACGCTGTATCTGAACCAGCAGGCGGACTTCCGACGGATTCCGGTCCCCCTTTGAGGTGGTTTCCACCAGTGCCTGCACACCGAAGGTCAGGCGCAGACGATCAATGTTTGCCGACGTGATGGTCCGGGTGATCGGCGTGTCGTATTTCACTTCCGTACCCAGCACAGTCTCTGAGCCGGAAGATTCAAACCCCTCCGGCGGTGTCTGCTCCTGCTCGCCGGCGCGGAACACCACCGTAACACCGGAAAAGTTTGTCTTCCCCTCGCTATCCAGGACCGGCGTACCGTTCAGCAGCACGCTTTTTAATCCATCCACCGGACCGTCAACCGGCCCTTCGCTGATGGCATCAATCACACTCAGCAACTGCGTGGATTTCAGGTTGTCCTTCGCTTCGCGCGGGGTATGCCCCTTACTGCTGCCTTTACCCATTCCTCACGCTCCATAAACGACAAAACCGCCCGCAGGCGGTTTCACATGAAACATTTTGCATCAGCGACCAATCACCACAACCTGACCACCATCCCCTTCGTCTGCCGTGCTGATCTCCTGAGATACCACCCGCGACCCCACGCGCATTTCACCGTACAGAACAGGCAGAACATTGCCCTGGGCAACCATGTTATCCAGTGAGGAGAAACAGGTGTTCTGTTTGCCGTTATCCGTTGTCTGTGTACGGGGAGTTCTGGCTTTCGGTGCCAGCATCTGTGCAACACCGCCAAGCGTCATACTGGCACCGAGAGAAAACAGCAGATTACTCGCCATAATTCCTACCCCCGGCATCCATATAGCAACCGCCATAACAGCTGCCCCCAGCACCGCCTGAAACACACCTCCACTTTTAGCTCCCACCAGACGCGGTACTATGTGGATCACTGCACCATTTGCCAGCGGCTCATTAAGACGGGCAGACAATTCGGTTTCACCTGCATCACGCCCGGCAATGCGCACCTGATACCAGCCGTCACTCAGTTTCTGACGAAACGCCGGGAGCTGTGTGGCCAGTGCGCGGATGGCTTCAGCCCCCGTTTTCACACGAAGGTCGATGCGGCGGCCAAATCGTTGCAAATCCCCGTAAAGGCAGATGCGTGCCATTCCCGGTGACGCCAGAGGGAGTGTGTGCGTCGCTGCCATTTGTCGGTATACCTCTCTCGTTTACTCAGTTGTTCAGGAATATGGTGCAGCAGCTCACCATCGCCGCAGTAAATGGCGGCATGATTCGGCACCGATGAACCAAAACAGCACAGCAGCACATCGCCCGGTTGTGCTGATGACAACGGCACCTGATACAGCCCTGTGGCCTCCAGATTATCCAGATAGAGATTCTGACCGTGACGCCACCAGTCATCCCCGCGATGAAAATCCGGCATCTCAATCCCCGCCAGATGATAAGCATCCCGGAACAGCGTGTAACAGTCCGTCACCCCGTGCTCAAAGCGCCGCCCGGTGAGATGCGGCACACAGCGGAACTTGTGAATCGCCCCCCGGCAGACCAGCCACCACGGCAAATCACTCTGCACCTGCAGCCGCCGGTCAGCCTCACTCAGCCAGGGCAGACCACCGGGATGACTGTGGACCAGTGCCACAATCTCACCCTGCATTTGTGCCCGCAGCCAGTCCTCCGGAGCCATCCGGAACCGTTCCTCCGGCTCACCGGAGATATTCTCGCTGGGAAGATACCTGTCTCCCTCCGGCGTTCTCACCACGAAGCCACACGACTCCGCTGGCGCACATCGCCGGGCGTGCGCCAGAATCGCTGATTCTGTCTGTGTCATGGATTTACTGAGAAAGTTTATTGATGGAAAGGAAACCGCCGAAATTACCGGTATTGTTGCGCAACTCACACCCGCGCATACACTTGCTGCATTTGTCCTTCCGGATATCCGTTGTTGGTTTGTCGAACTCGTCAGCCACTGCCCTGCCCGTGTAACCACACTCATCAGAACGGTAAGTCCACATACAGGTATTCGCCAGCATGATACGCCCCGGGAAAACCGCGCCATCCGTCTCCGTTGGTGTGGCCAGCACAAAAGAGGCACTGACCGCGCTCAGTTCGCTGCACTGCTCGATGCGCCAGCGGCTGATCACCTCCTGTTCCGGATCGGCGTCGCTGTTTCCGTTGACGAAGTTCACCGCATCCAGAAAACGGGCGTAAACCTTACGCCGGACCACCGTTCCGCCGACCAGACTCTGCAGATCTTCCGCCATCCCGGTGACCATGCCGTGCAGGTTAGAGACCGTCAGTGTCGGACGGGCAGCACAGCCCCTGCCGTTCAGTTCAAACCCCGACCCCTGAATGGGGTATGCCTGATACTGCCGCCCCTGCCAGGTGACCGGCTCACCTTTTTCGTTCTGCTCATTACAGAAAAAATAACGCTCACCACCGACCTCTGTCAGATCGATTTCCCAGAGCTCCACCCGGGCTGACTGCTCCGCACGGGTGCATTCATTCAGTGTTTCCTGCCGGATATCCTGCATCAGTTCACCACCTGTTCAAAATCGGCCGTTACAGTCACCCATAACGCCCCCACGCTTGCCGACCATTTACGACAAACCACCCTGATCAGTTTCCAGTCATAAGGTGGCGTCCACTGAAATGCGCGGACGCCACCGTGCCGTTCCAGAAAGGCTTTTAAAGATGGGTGTTCACCTTTACGAACACGTATCGTCACGCTGTAAGTCGACAACTGGTTATTCAGTCCCGCCGCACGACGCTGTTCATAACCATCGCCCAGCTTCACTGTCACCACTTTCGGCTCTGATACCACATTCATATCCGGGCGCACTTTCCAGTGAAACGTCTCCATTACCGGTATGCTCCACTTAACCGGCCACCATCACGGGCCTGCTGTTGCATAAAGTCCGCGGCCGCTTTTTTCCCGAGGTCATAAACCACCTTCAGGGCAGCCGGACCTATCTGCCCGTTCGTGCCGTCGTTATTGATCTCAATGTTGTACTGCGGGGCAAACATCACCATGCCTGAACCACCAGTATCCGCCACAACCCCCAGCTTACCATCAGCACCGCGACGCAGTGGCAGAATGGCTTCAGGTCCCGCTTCCCCCATCACACCCGCGCCTTTTGCAAAAGCAAAAAACGTCGGACGGTTAACCACCGTGCCACTGTAGCGACTCAAATCAGCAGACTGGTAAACACCGCCATCAGCATTAGTCGTGAAGCCGAATAAAGAACCGACGCCCTTTACCGCCTGCATCATGGCCATCTGTGCCATAATTCTGGCCATATCTGACAACAGGGAAGAGGTGAAGGATTTAAAATTCAGCTTACCGGTGGTACAGAATGTCGCCAGTGCATTACCGGCACTGCTGAATGCCACTGTAAACATCTGTTCTGCCGTTCCCGCCGCATTATCCGCATCCGCCGTAAAATTCTGAAACGCCCGCATGGCACCGTTTTTCCAGTCGCCCTGCGCCACTTCCAGTTCCTGCCAGTAGCGTTTGTTTTCATTCAGTTGTCGCTTCAGGCTCCCCTTCAGCACCTCCTCAGCCCTCCGGTAGTCCTCCGTCCCGTAAGTGCCTTTCTGGCGACTGTCATTCTCAAGCTGTTGCAACTGTTGCCGGTATTCCTGCCGGATGCGCAACTGTGCCTGGTAGCGCTGCCGCTGCTTATCCCCCATACCTGCAGTGGCAATATCCAGATTGTGCTGCTCACGCAGTGCACGTTCTTTGTCTGCCAGCTGGCTGGTCAGCTGAACCGTTTTTTTCTCAGGTCGTTAAGCGCTGTCTGTTTCTGCAGCTCCTGCTGTTTCACATCCAGCAGCGTCAGCGCCTGAATCAGCTCATTCTTACGGGCCAGCACACTCTTTTCATCTGCCGTCAGCTTTTTCCCGTCCAGGTCGCTGATGCGCTGCTGCAGGGCCAGAAGCTGTTTATGCGCTTCAGTCATCCTTTCAGTGGCAATGCCTGCTGACTGTCTGGCAGCAGCAATCTGCCCTTCCACCTGTGCCTGCTGCTGACTGTACTGCAGCAATAACCGGGTGGCCTCATCATTACGGGTTGCCCGTGTATTTTTCTTAATGGCTTTTTCGTAACGTTCATTTTCACGCTGTATCGCCGCATCCCTGACAGCCTGGTCGGCGTACTGCATGGCATTAATACGCGCAATTTCCCGCTGATGTCGTGCAGCTTCCGTTTCATTCATCCGGTTCAGCGCGGCATTTTCAGCATTCCGGCGTTTCTGTTGCTCCTGGTAATTCCGTTCTGCCTGCGCTTTTGCATCCTGCAAATCCTTCCGGCGTTTTTTCTCCTGAAGATCGTTAAGACGCTGCTGATCGTACTCCACCTGTGTGGAGGCGTTTGTCCACGGATATTTTTTCGCGCGCTGAATTTTTTCCTGTAACGCATCAATCTGCGCATCCAGCGAGTCTTCACGACCAATATTCATGGCCGCATCCCAGAACTGCTTCCACCAGTCAGACAAGGTTTGCAGCGTACTACCCAGCGCATTGAGATTATTATCAATATCAGATGTGCGTTTACCGGTTTCCTCTGCCAGCGCAGACATGGCGATCCGGGCCGCATCACTGGACCGCCCCTGCTCCCCAAGGACGCGTATCTGCTCAAGCTGAGTGGCATTCAAAAATGCAGCGCATTGTCCAGCGCCTTCGCGGCATTTACAGGATCATCCTTCAGCCGCTTAAACTGATTTATGGTATCGCTGACCGACTGGCCAACCGATCGCTCCATCTGTGCGGCAGCTTTCGCCACCATACCAATATCGTTTCCATGAAATGCCCCACTGCCCACCACCTGTGCCAGCGCACCGGCTGCCGCATGTTGCGTGATACCATTCCCGGATATGGCCCGGCTGAGTTTCCACAACTGCCCGACAGTGACACCGGCATAATGTCCCGTCAGCGCCAGCTGACGGTTAAATTTCTCGCCCTCCTTCCGGCCGTCATGCCAGGCTTTACCCAGACCCAGGACCGCCGCGACAAGTCCGCCAATAACGCCGCCAGTCATCATGCCTTTCGGCGACATCAGTGCGCCTGTCCATCCGGCACGGTTAGCCAGCGTTATCCCGGATCCCCTCAGCGCACCAAAATTGCCGCGCGCCATCTGACTGATTAACACCCCCAGCTCCCGCCGGGCTGCCGCACTTTTCAGCCCCAGCGAATGTGTGGCTTTTCCTGCCCGCTCCATTTTGCGGATATACACTTCTGCAGCACTGCTTACCCCCAGCTGAGCCGCCCTGGCGCGAAGCAACTCAGAAGACGACAGATTCTGGCGGGTTGCCTGCTCTTTAAGCTGGCGGATAAACGCCGCTTTCTGCCGGGTGGCCTGTTCCTCTGCCTGCGTCAGGGCACGGGTTTTCGCCGTGATCTCCGAAATCAGCGCCAGATAATCCTGCTGACCAACCCCGCCCCTGTTTCTGGCCTGTCGGATCTGCTGCTGAATACGCTGTAATTCCTGAAGCCCCGCACCGGCCTGTTTCACACTGTCAATCTGGCGATAAAAGGCGGCAGCCGCTTTATCCTGCGCCTCCGCCAGTGCCCTGGCCTGCGCCTGTTCCTCGCGCATTTTCTGATTCAGGGCATCCACGCGCAGACGGGTTTGTTCCACCTCACGGGCCATGCGTTCATGAGCCCGTGCATTCTTCTCCACCGTCTGCGCATGGGCTGATGCTGCTGTTGCAGCCGAAGAAGCCGCCTGCATTGTCTGCCGGGCCGCCTGAGTCTGACGCTCCATAAAACGCTGCATACGGGCAGAAGACCGTTCTGCATCGCTGGCTGCACCATTCAGAAGGTTTTTGATACGGGGAATTTCATTTTTAAACTCTGCCGCATCAATCCCCAAATCAATGACCAGGTTGGCTATCTGGTCCATAACGCACACCTCCGGAAATACCTTCCCCAAGATGCATCAGTTCTTCGTCCGTTCGCTCCGGTATCCCGTTCTCTTCCGGTAAAAGGCTGAAATCAGCCACCGCAGCATCGCTGCTGCCGGACACCATTCTCACGATCAATGCCTTCAGCGAGGCAAACTGCGCATCCATCCACACATCACTGAAGCTCTGCATCCGGAAATAATCGCCCCACTCACCAAGCTCAGTGGCCGACATATCCGACAGCATCCGCCGCCAGTCTGCCCGCCGGAACTCCCGGGCAAGCCGCATGACAAACTGCATTTCCCGCGTCAGGACTTTTCCGGCGTCAGCGCCTCATGATCATCATCCCCGGCATTCTCAATGGTCCCCATACCGCTCAGCGACAGAACCCTCTCCGCCCCCGCGCCCAGCGCATCATACGACCATGTTGTCATAATGGATGCGCAAAGCGTCTCAACATCCTGAGACTGCTCAGCATTCCACAGTGAGCGGGAAACCAGCCAGGCATTGATATCCATTCCCATACGCAGAAAAGCAATCTGTCGTTCAGCCTCCGGCAGTTCTCCCTCCTGTGCATCAAACTTTGCCGTTCGCTGCTGAACAAACGTCAGATATTCAATTCTCTGCAGCCCGGACAGCTCACTGAGCACCACGGACTGTTTTTCATAATTAAACGTATCCTGTTTCAGAAACATCATGTTCTCCGGATGCAAAAAGCCCCGGATAACCGGGGCAATGATGAGTATCGTCCTGTTATGGTGCGCTGACGGTCACCGCAGCCACTGCCACAAACTCTCCGTCAGAGGTCATGCCCACGATGCTGACACTGCCCTGCTTCACGCCTTTCACCGTGGCCACAAGCCCGCTCAGGGTCACCGAAGCAGTCTGAGGATCTGACGAATGCACACTGATCGCTTTGTCACTGGCCCCGTCAGGTTTTACTGTAAAGGTCAGTGTGGTGGTTGCTCCCGCTTTGACACTGACAGATGCCGGTGCCACCGTCAGTCCGGTAACACCCACGGTTTCAGTGCCTTCCTCTGCCAGATACGGACGCCCCACACCGCTGATTTTCACAGTGCGGGTCATCACGTCTTTTGAGGCAATGGTTTTACCCAGTGAGCTCAGCCAGCCGCGGAAAACATCAACAGTGCCGTTGGGATATTTGATACGAAACGCGCAGACTTCACCGGAGTCGAACAACTGAACCAGTTTTTTCTGCCCGCTGTCACCCGGACGCCAGGCCAGCGTCGCCGAAGTATCACCAACGGATTTCTGCCCCTGGGTTGTCGTTTTCCAGTCTGCATCTTCATCATCGAGATAAGTGTCATCTTCTGCATCAGCGGTCATTTCGCCAGGTTGCAGATCCTTCACCATCGCAAGACGCAGCCAGTCAGTGTCCGACAAAGGGTTCGCAAACGCATCGCCGTTGCCGGTATACATCCAGAACGTCGTCCCCGCACCTTTCGTCTTTGCCAGTGGATTTGGTGTGGTCATTACCACCTCCTTAATTCGTGTACGTGATCTGGTACGTGATTTCCGCCATCGCCCAGGTAGCCATCTCATTATCACGTTGATAGTTAAAACCGAGTGGGTTCAGGGTGTCGATGAGTCCGGAAAGTGCCGGTACATCATTCAGGGCCGGGAAAATGGTGCTCTCCATCCACATATCCAGCTCTGAATCCGGTGCCTGTGCCCGGATGAAGACGGCAATATGCAGAACAGCCTGCCAGTCATCTTCATCCGTCATTTTTCCGGTGTACTGAGCATCACTCAGCCACACCGCCACGGCAGGCAGTTCCTGCGCATCAATAAATGCCGGAAGCCCGTCAAAAAACGTGGCGCTGTCTCCACACTGTTCCCGAAGGCGTGCCAGCACGCTCTGACGGATTTGTGTGTGTCGGTTCATTTACTCAGATGTAACCTCAGTTGTTGTTTCAGGGCATACCCCAGCTGTTTCGGCATTTCCGCAGCAATGATGCGGTCGCGGGCATCTTCAAATGCCTGTGTCAGCGGTCCGGACAGCGGGATTTTCACTACCTCCACAGGAAGACGATTTTTTCTTAGCCTGCCCTGATGGTCATGCCCTGTTGCAAAACGCGCTTCAGGAAGACACCTCAGAACATGCCAGCGGCCATTCGCCAGTTGCTGAACAAATGCCCCCCGGAAAAAGTATTTTCCCACTCTCAGTCCTTCACCAGCACGCCGCCGTGTTGTGTTCAGTTTGATGGCGGGCAGATTGCCCCGGTTAACGCGGATCCTGGCCGTCATTTTTCCTGACGGACTGGCTTTAAACACCCGGACACGCTGACGTACCAGTTTCAGGGGGATCCCTTTCACCTGGTTATCGCCCGCAACGGTATTCCCGGCAACCTGCCGGGTGGCAACCGAGACCGCTTTCTGTGCCACACGGTTTATCGCCCATGCGCTGGCCTGTGGCACCATACGGGTATCAAGGCTGTTCAGATTGCGGATGGCATTCTCAAGCCCCTTCATAATATCGTCCTGCCCTTACGTTTCCCGGCAGCCCCTCACGCCGCAACCGGATATAACTACATCCGCCATCATCAGGGGTGATACGATCCACACAGAAAGACTCACGACCAATCATCAGCAAATCATTGCGACACAGCCGTAAAATATCTGCTGTTTTCACAAACAGGGATGGTAAAGAGTCTTCAATACGCACACCGCCGGCCACCAGAGAAATATTTTCAGGATCATCAAAAACCCCGGAAATCATGATCCCTTTTAGCCGGCCTGACGTAATGACCGCTCTAATCCCCATATTGCGAATAATGGCCTTGTCTGCGAGATCAAGTGCAACATCAAACAGATTATCGAAATCAGCCACGCTGCCTCCCGTTATTGCATTCTGGCCAGGCCACGTTCTGTCATTCCGGCTGCCACACCGGCAAAGACACGGAACGCCATTCCCGGCGGCACAAATGCCAGAGGTTCATCCCGCGTGGCATGAAGTGCATCGGTATGCAGCGTCACCAGTGCCACGACTGTAACCAGATCATCCATATTCTGAATCACGGTCTCCGGCTGCGCTGATATCACCTCATTTTCATGTCCGGTCAGCGCATTTTCCGGGTGGGCAGACTTATCCCGGATGTCAGTGTCATCCATATTGGCAAGTTCCTCCTCCAGCTCAGCCACACGCTGCGCAATATCTGCTGCGCTTCCCGAGATATCCGGCTCACGTCCCAGCGATGCTGCCAGTTCTCTCAGACGTTTCAGGTTATCGTCTTTCTTTGCCATATCTGTTCCTGTCCGAATAAAAACGGGAGCCCGCCCCCCGACA